CCGAAAAATTGGAGCATCGAGAGGCAGATGATGGACTGCGCCAGGCTTCTCTCCGATTGGTCGGGGAGGGCCTCGCTCGGGCGTCTTGCTCCTGCAGCGCCTGTACTGTCGGCTGGCGTCTTCGCTCCCCGCAAGTTCCTCGGCGACCTCCTGACCCCCCGTCATCTCCTATCGTCTAATCCTCGCATCAGGCGGGTTGCTTGGAAGAACATGACGCTTGTGGTCAGCATTATCGGGGGGCTTGTCATTCTCGGCAAGGAGTTGGACTGGTGGGACACCGAGCTCGACCCGCGCAGTGCCGACTTTATGAAAATACGCACCGGCAATACCCGCATCGACCCCTGGGGCGGTAAACAACAGATAGCCGTTTTCTGTGCTAGAGTGGCCGAGACCATCTTCGGGGATAGTAAGGGCATCTCATCAATAACCGGACAGGAATACGAGCTCGACCCGGTTGGCCTGATAACAAACTTCATCCGCAACAAGGCATCGCCGCTCGCTAACGTCATCAGCGATTTCTGGACAGGCAAAAACTTCGTTGGTGAGGATGTGGAGATTGCAAACCCGAAACAGTGGCTTGAACGGATGGCTCCGTTTATGATTTGGGATGTCTACGAGGCCTATCAGGAAAATGAGGCGCTTGGCCTGGGCCTGATACTGCCGGCCATTGTAGGCGAGGGCATCCAGACATACACCGGCGAGCGGAAAGACAACTGGCAGAAGCTCGGCTACCCCAAGTATTCCGAGAATTTGCCCTTCAACCTTGAGGAACCGAGATATACTACGGCCGATTTCTGGGCCGACCATGCCGGGGACTTCAAGGATGCCGACCCCGCCGAGCTGACCGAAAAGAAGGGATATCCGCCTTACATCGCGCTGGTGGCCTTGTGCCAGCAGCATCTTGCTGAAATCGCCGACCTGCCGAGCCAGAAACCCATCAGCTTGAACGCCGACCCGGATGAGGGCTTGACCTATTCCGACTATTATCTCATGTGGCAGCAGAGGCAGGCGCTTGTTGATGCCGGTGATGATGCCGAGTTCATCACGCAGGAATTACAGGAAAACGGCAAATACAAGCAGGTCATATATCACGGCGACGAGGCGGTGGAGGCCTTCGACAACGACGAGCGATACGAACACGCCAATTACGGAAACTTCTCGAAGCGGGTCCTAGATTTGCTAAATCAATACTACGCACTCCCCGAAGATGAGCGCAAGGCCTTTGCCGGAAATCACCCCGAACTGTCGTTCAGCCCGCGCAACGACTGGCTGGTGGCGCATCCCCTTGAGAACGCCCAACTTGCCATCTTCGGCAAGGCCAAAATTTTGACACAGGAGGCCTACGAGGCATTTAAGAATTTACTCATTGAGTACGACATCCCCGATAATGCCCTGCCTGAGCAGACGCTCCCGCCGGATGCTTCGGTAGAAAACTTCTTCCAGCGTGAGGAGGCCGTTGACCAGTACGGGGCGATGAGTGCCGAGTCGCTTCTCATCCTCGCCACCGACGACACCCTGCGGGATTGGTACGGTTTCAGCCAGCCGCCACAGCCGGCGCGCTATTACGAAATCAAGATAGACACCCGCACCGAGCGCGAATACTGGCAGGAGCTATCGGACAAGGACAGCGCGATATACGTTGAGGACATGGACGCCCGCCGTGGAAGTTTCTATGAGGAGTTCCCCGGAAGTAGTTATTTTGCCGACGAGGCGCGCTGCGAGGCGCTGTCTCACGGATTTACCGATGAGCAGGTGGAGAAGTGGGCGGCGCGCGAGGCCATCGTTATTGAACACGGAGCACTCAGCCCGCAGGACAAGCTTTTTCTCATGGACAACATGGAAACGTACCGCCGGGCGCTTGACGAGGGGCTACTCAATGACCGGGGCGGGCTGCCGACCGCCGGGGAGCGCGGCCATTACGTCCAGTGGAATTACGAGGCAACGGTGCTGCGGGTAGAAAATACCGAGGAGATGGACTATTACGAGGGCGTCCTCAGCAACAAGGACAATCCTGGCTACGTGAAAGACATTGATGAGCGGTGGGCGGAGCTTGAGCGCCAGTTTCCAGGTAACACCCTCCGCGATGACCTCAACCGCATTGAGGCTTTCAATGCTGGTTTTACCAAAGAGGAGGCCGAACTCTGGGCGCAGCGCGGCGATGTGGCGCAGGAGTACGGGCCTCTCAGTGCTAACGTCAAGGTCTGGCTGCTAGAACACCCGGAGATAATGCAAAAGGCCATTGATGTTGGGCTTATCTCGCCGGATTATTCATCATGGAACTATCCGGCCCTGAAAATCAGGTCTGAATTTGCTGACGATTTCGCCTGGTACTATGACGGCATCCGTGAAAAGCACCAGAATATCGGCTACGCCTCCGAGAAATTGATGGACGAGGCCATCGCCGACGAGCGCGCCGATTACCTCGAAAACAATGCCGACTTCCGCGAGGCGATGATTAAAGAGAAGGCATTTTCCGAGTCCGACTTGCCCGCAGGAATGGCGCCGCAGTACGTGGAATATTACAGCCTTTCCGAGAAGGGATACCGGCGCGAGCGCTATCTCGTCGAACACCCCGACTTTGCCGAGGCACTTAACCACATAAGTGGGATAGAGATACCCGATGCCTCCAAGATACCGCCAGTGCGGTACGACGAAATCTACGATACCTACCGGGTGCAATTTGAGAGGTTGGATGGCCTGAATGACCCGAAATCCGAGTATTATATCGCTGATGACGCGAGGCGTGAAAAGGCGCGCGATGCTCTCCGCTATAATGCCGACGGGACTTTTACCATGTTCGGTGCCGCCGAGAAAAGGCGGGAGGCTTACGGCCTTTTCGTGCCGGAGCAATTCGTGGAGAACTACGTGGAATATGCCCAGGTTTACGCCATCGGCAAGTCGGAGGGGCAGTCTCTATGGTACGATGACGACTGGTATCTGATTGAGCATCCCGAATACTACAACCAGATTTACGTCAAGCTCCTCGGCCACCAGCGCAGGGACTTTACGAAGGTGCCGTCGAGGGCGGTATTCGCTCTCTGGCAGGTTTATGACGGGCTACCGACTGGCCAGCCGAGATATGATTTCAGGGCGAGATACCCCCTGCTGGACGATTGGCTGGTAACGGCCTTCGACATGAAACCCGTAGGGGACAGGGGGAACGCCGATGCGCCGCCGACCCCCTGGGAGCTATCCGAGGAGGCGCAGAGACTCCTTGAAATGATTACCGGAGGCCAGTGGCCGTAGGCTATTGACTTTTGTGATATAATAAATCAATGAGGAGGCCGAGACATTATGGCTGACACAACTGCAAATCTACAAGGCGGAACGCAGGCGCCTCCGGGGCAACCGGCGCCGGCTGCGGCGGCAGGGGCTAACCCTCCCGCTCAGCCTCCGACGGTCCCCCCGGCTGCTGCGGCGGGAACCCAGACAGGGAAGCAGGGTACTCAGAACGACACTCCCCGAACTTATTCCGAGGCGGAAGCCCAGGAGATGGTCTCAAGGCTCATTCAAGAAGCAAGGACGGAGATGGGCAGGCAGTTTAAGCCTGTCCGTGACGAGCTTGAGACCACAAAGGCGACCGCCGCGCAGGTTCCCGTTTTACAGGCGCAACTCAAGGTCGCCCAGGAGCAATCGTGGGCCGACGAGATTGAGGCTTCAAAGGACAAACCCGAAGCCTTCAATGTGGTAAAGAGGAAGCACGAACTTGACCAGCGCGAGATTGACCTCGCCACCCAGAGAGCCGAGCTTGACCAAACGAAAGCGAAGCTGAAAACAGACAGCGAGGAAATCACTGCCTGGAAGGCCCAGAAGGCGGCGACAGATGTTGCCGCCAGGTACAACCTCAATGCCGATGTCCTGTTTAGCATCGTGCCGGATGGCGACGAGAGCCGCCTAGAGTCGGTTGCCAAGACGCTGACAGCCGGCGGGCATACGCTAACCACGCCACCGCCCGGCAACGGCGGCCAGCCCGGCAAGGACGGCGTGGTGCAGGGGAAACCTGATGGGGGTTTAAGTTTAGGGGGTGAAACAGGCTCCTTGCGCAACATGATTGACAGAGCAAGAGGAAAATAAAACAAGGAGGAACCCCCTATGGCCCTTTCAGGCGGACACTATGATACGCTTGCCGAAGTCCTGAAACTGACTTTGCCGACCCTGATACCGGGCATCGTTGACGAGAATTTCAAGCGGGGCAACCCGGTTGACCTCCTGCCGTTCTCCCAGGCCAACCATTCCGGTGAACTCATCTACTGGCTCCGGTCGGGTACGGACGTTGAAGGCAACGTAGCGAACATCGCCGTCGGCGGCCAGACCGTTATCACCGAGGGCGCCACCGTTAGCCGCAAGTCGGCCTACCTGCGCTCCTGCTATCTCTACGAGAAGCTGGACAAATTCGTTCAGGCCATCTACGGCAGCATCAACAACTACGAGGAAATCTCGCTCGGCGAGATGATGAAGGGCGTCACCAAGAAGCTCGGCGACAAGACCATCTACGACGACTATACCTATGACGACCATAGTCTTGAGATGGACGGCCTGCACTCCTGGGCGGCAACCAACTACGGCGAGAACTGGGACATCGACGAAGGCGAGGGTGCGCTGGCCTTGAACAATATGCGCATCTTGCTGGAGGAGATGAAGTACGGATTGGACTTCTGGCTTATGCCCTTCCTGCTCCAGCGCCAGATTTCCCGCGTATACCACGAGGCTGGTATCGCCAACATGAAGTACGACAGCGCCGGCCCGCTCGGACTTATTTCTTACACCCCGAATGATGTCGGCGGCGTTACCACGCTTTTCGGCGGAAAGCCCATCATCCCCAGTGACTTCCTCGTAGCCGAGCAGGCCAACACCGGCTACGGCTCCGATGCCAGGGCGAAGTATAGCTCCGGCACCCGGATGTATTCCATCTTCGCCATCCTCGCCCGGCGCGGTGGCCTTATGGTCCCCGACCCCGGCGTTGGCGTCGCCTTCGGCAAGACCGAGAACGACGGCGAATTCTTCAACTACGAATACTGGGACAAGCATCCCGACTACCTGGCGAAAGCCCACAGGCTGTCATGCCACACGACCCTTATCCCCGGCAGCAAATGGTCGATTGGGCGCATCACCGACATCACCAACACCGTGCCGACGGGTTAAAGGAGTAGCAAAGTGAGCACCAATACACATACCAACGTCATCAAGTACATCGACAGTGACTACCCACAGAACACCATCGTCGTCGCGCAGTGGGGCAACGATACCTTCGGAAAGGGCGACTTTGATAGTCCCTACAAAACCATCGCCTACGCTTTCTCCCTGGTGAGTTCGACCCGCAATAAGGTCATCGTGCTCGTCGGTTCCTACTCCGAGGCGGCCTGCCTGAGCTGGCCGACGGTCAGCAAGGTTGAGCTCATCTGTCTCGGCAACGTCACCATCAGCACGGCGACCGACGAGGACCAAGTGATTGAAATTGCGCCCGGAGTGCAGACCTCCACATGGGAGGCCACCATCCGCGCCTGCGGCGGCTCGCTCTGCATCGACCACGGCAACAACGGCCAGGACGGCATCAAGATTGACCACAGCGACGTAGCCAAGAAACTCATCCTCAATCTGGAGAACGTCTACGACAACGCCTACGACAACGGGGATAAGTTCATCACGGTTACTCACGGCGGAAGCGGTAATGCCGTCCGCATCTACGCCAAAGGCAACCCCAACGACGAGTGCGAGGGCGCCATCTACTTCAAGACCGAAGATGGCGGTGACCGGCTCTATCTCCATGATATGTTCCTTGAAGGGGGCATCGAGACCAGTGCCGATGCCGTCGCCTTGGACATCCGGCTACGCAACTGCATCATCCTGCATGAAGGCGTGTCCGGCGGTAATGCCGCCCAGCAAATTGATGCCGCTTTTTGCCTCAGCAACAATAGCGGTACACTGGCGGCGCTGGATACCAGCGACCTCGCTGGTAGCCATACCGAAGCCCTGCTTTTCCCGACCTCTTAACATGAAGCGAAAATATTGTGGGGGCAGCCAACCCATGCCCCCACAAACTGAGGAGGCAACATGGAACTAAAGTGGCCGAGAGAGCAGTGCGATTGCGGCTTTAACTTCGTTCAGCCACCCAAGCCGTACGAAAAGGGCTTCAACGGCGAGGGCAAGCCCATCTGGACTGACTTCTGCCCCAAGTGCGGCAAGGGCTACGAAGTCGGGCGAAGGGATGCAACGGCGGTTAGAAGGCACCCCGAGCCGGGCGAGATACTGGGCGAGGAACCAGCGCCCGAAATCGCCCCTGAGCCAGCACCGCCCGAAGCGGAGACGCCGGTAGTTACCGAGTCTCAACCGTCAGAAAAGGTTGAGGTTCCCGCGCCCGAAATTCCAGTCGAGCCGCCCCCTGGTTACTTCTACTGCCCGGAGCACAAGAGCCTGCACAAACTCACCAGCAAAATTGGCAAGAAGTGTAAGAAAAAGCTGGACGCTGGCGAAATGAAGGAGGACGAAGATGCCACTGGCGGTTGAAAACCTCACTAAAGAAAGCTCCATGACGGCTGTTCGCACGGCCATAAACCAGACAATCAAGTATCTCGTTAAGAACGAGAAAAAGACACCCGAGCAGGCCGCCGGGGAAGCCTACGGCATAGCCCGCAAGCAAACCGGCCGCTCGCTTAAAGCCAGTCGGGGAGGTACATAACAATGGACAGCTACTTTTCGGCTTTCAAAAGCTGCGTTATCGCCAAAGATGCGCAGTTATCGGCGGAGGTAGACCTCGATGGCATCTACGACGAGCTTCTGGTCATCATGCCGGCCATAGACAGTGCCGCCATCTCCGTGCGTATCTCCGATAAGAGCGGTGGCACCTTCCTCCCGGTGCATGACTTCCTCGATGCTGATGGGGACGGCACGGTATTGCAGGCCTCGACGGCGGGGACGGGCAGTATCGCCGTCATTTTCAAGATTGGCGGCGCGCAGTTCATCAAGCTATACGCCGGTGCGTCCCAGACTACGGCGGCCGTAACCTTCACCGTGCGTGGCATAAAACGATAAGAGGACGGTTAGATGGCGGGGAAAAACCTAGCAACCATACGGAGTGAAGTCCGGCAGTTTCTCTTGGACGAGTTCGTTGTCGACTCGGATACTGATTTTCAGGACGACGAGCTTAACATGATTATCCGTGATACGCTTGTGGAAATATCCGAGGTCTCCCCCCGCATGGTCAAAGAGGAACTGACCACGACCTCCGGCAGCCGTGAGATTGACATATCCGACATCGAGGACTTGTTGGAGATTGAGGAAGTGGAGTACCGGACAGGTTACACACCCGTTCAATTCCGCAACTTCTCCGTCCGTGAAGCCGGTGTTCTCACGCTTGAGATAGACTTCCTACCGGGCGACTCCGAGGATGTCTACCTCTACTGCCGCAAGACCCACCAGCTTACCCGTAACAGCACGACTCTCAACCCACAGCAGGAGAGGGTGCTGGTGGAAGGTGCGGTGGCTAAAGCAGCGAACAACTGGCTCGGAAAGATACGGGGCCACATTGATGCGGCAGCGGCCGCTATCGCCAACATCAATTCGGCGGTGGACAACATGACACTCCGGATTACCCAGGCCACAACCGACCTCACCAATGCACGTACATACATCGACAAGCTCAATACGCGCGGCAAGCCCCAGTCCGACCTGATGACGGCGGCCTACCGCGAGTTGCAGGTGGCCTCCGATGGCTACCTTACGCAGTCCCAGGGGTATCTGCGGGAGCTCCAGGCCGACCTCTCCATCACCAATACCATCCGCACCTACCAGAACTGGGCTACCAATCAGCTCGCCCTGTATAAGCGAGACCTCGGTAAAATCCGCCGGAGGCGGTATCAGAAACTCTACGCGAGGAATTGAGAAGATGCCGAACATAACCCAAAAAGCCTCAACCGGGAACGGTGTCTTTATCCAGTGGGGTGCCGAGCACCGGGACAAAGACGGCAACCTCATCTGCCGCCCCTGCGCGGTCCCTCCGCCTCCACCCCCGACTTGCCCCTCGCCGCGCTGCATACTTCGTTTTTTCAGGGACACGGTGTTTTCCGCGCTCCTTGCCTCGTATCACGCCCGCAGGGTTTATTACGCCGAGGCGATGCGGTATATGCCCGAAGCAGTAGACGGCCACTTCCAGATAAGGCGGGCCGGTATAAACCACGAAACCGGCCAGAGATACGACTACAGGCCGGAGGTTTACCCGACTCTGGGCGAGGCGCGGGTAGCCGCCCTTGAAATCTTCGACAAGGTGCTGGAGCGATACCGCACCGGCGAACCATCACCACAGACTATCTGGCAGGCGATACACGCCATCATCAAGATTAAGTGCCCCGTCTGCCGGAGATACAATAGAGACCCATTCTTATTCGGGAGGTTAAGATGAAAAAAGTCCTGGACAAAGACCTTGAGAAAGCCGTTGATGTAATCGTCAACGAGTCCGAAACCCCCGCCGCCGACATCGTGGGGCTTCTGCGGGAGACGCAGGATGCCTCTGGCGTCAAGGTCTGCACGGCAGTAACTATTACTGACCCGGCTTATGTAGCCATCAAGGCACCCAAGCCGCCGGCGGCGACTTCCAAAAAGGAGGAAAAATAAATGGCCCAGACACAAAAGCCCACCAAGCTCGGCTATGGCGAGGCCGGGCGCCTGCTGGCCGGTGAGGCGGCAAGCGCCTTCAAGTCCATTGTCGGGCTGACCGGCGCCTGCACGGCCTCGGAGGACAGCACCTTTATCAACCCCGGCGGCGCCACCAAACTGGCGGCCAACGGCTTCGCGCTGGCCGATGCCGACTCGGTAATCGCTTCCGATACCAGCGTTACTGACGACACGGTGGAGGTAGACCACGTATTCACGGCCTCCGGCGCCCAGTCGGTTAGCGGCTTCGCCATCCTGAACGACGACGATGATGTTGTCTACATGGAGGTTTGCTTCAATGCGGCGCTGGAGTTCGAGGAAAATGATACGCTGACCTGCGAAGGCAAATACCAGCTCAAACTCGGCTCTTAACCGAAGCAATAAACAGGCCTTGAAGGGGGGCAAAGAGGGTATTGTTCCCTCGGCCCCCCTTCTCAGTATGATGGGATAAGCGATGGCGCAGATAAAATATCATAGCACCCATGCTTTTACAGGGAACAAATCTTTCCCCTGGAAGGACGAGGTATAGATGCCCGATAAAGTCACCGACCCCAAGAGAATAGTCACCGACCCCGTTTTACTGTCTAATCTAAGGAAAAGAGGCATAGACCCGGATTACGTGGAGTTCACGCAGGATTATGCCTCTCCCTTTGTTGATGGGAAGCGGGTCAAAGGGCGGTCTCCGTATGCCAAATTCTACCGTGACCTGAAAAGCAATAAGCGATTTGGCGTATTCTCCGGCCTGCCGATGGTAGATGCCGATGGTCTAAAGGTAGATGTCGGGTGGGAGAAGCAGGGCAACAAGTTCACCGAGAAAAACAACCTGTTCAAGTGTACCGTTCAGGACACTCAGGTTGAAATCAAGGTCAAAAACGACCAGCCTGACGGCAGGAAGAAGAACGACAAACTAAACTACCACGCCCAGCTTTTTCTTGACGGCGTAGAGCAGACACCCTCCGCCCCCGTCTTGTTGCCTGTAGACCCCGTAAACGAGAACTATCAGAACAACGTTCTAGAGTGGGATTATGGCGTCTGCAAGAGAAGGCTAAGGCTCATTCAGGGGCGCATCCTCGGTTCATGGGTATTTGAATCCAACCCTCTTAATGAAGTCAGGATTAAGTACAACCAAAAGGGAGATTTCAAACTCAAATTAGGACAGTTCAAGAGTGGGGATGAGGAATTAATACCGCTTTCAGTCTTTAATGAGGCTGAATATCCTTTCACAGTTTCAGATAGCCCTGAAACATTCTACCCCGATACAGGTGGAGCACCTGGGGATACTAGTCTAAGAGCTGAAGATACAGGTGTTTCTTGGAGCACTTTGCATGACAGAACAACCTCTCCTGGTCTTCAAGGCTATGATGCTCAAGACTCACACTATGGGAATAGGCTGGAGTCTGGTGGTGAGACTGATACTTACACTTATTTATACCGTAACCTTTACTGTTTTGATACCTCTGGATTGCCGGATGATGTGACTATTACAGAAGCCACTTTTTCTGTTTACGGTGTGGCCAAGACGGATACACTTGAAGTATCGCCTACGGTGAATATATTTGGGACAACATCAACACACACAACGGGTGCTTTTGATGTGGAAGACTTTGGGAGATTTGGAACTACCCCGTTCTGTGACACCCCTATAGCCTATGCAGACTGGAAAGTAGCAGACCCATTCTGGAATGACTTTGCTCTGAACGCTACTGGCTTGGAAGCAGTATCTAAAACATCAATTACCAGACTGGGGACACGTGAAGCTACTTATGATGCTACTGATACGCCCCCTGCGTGGGCAAGTGGTAAAAAGTTTTACCTTGCTAATTATGCGGCAGAGAAAGGTGAGGGCTATAAACCCAAGCTGGTAGTGACTTATACAGTAGCAGCTGCCCCCACAGTAACTACTCAAGCTGCCTCGGATATAGCAGCGACCGCTGCTACCGGAAACGGCAATATTACCGACACTGGCGGAGAAAACTGCGACCACCGGGGAATTGTCTACGACACATCCTCTCACGGAGACCCCGGAAATACCGCTCCAGGAGACAGCGATTATGCCAACTATGAGGACGAAAGCGGGGACTTCGGAACCGGCGCATTTACACGTAGCCTGACAGGGCTTGGCAGCCCCATGAGGTATTACGCCCGCGCCTATGCCCACAACTCGGAAGGCTACAGTTACAGCGACGAGATTACGTTTATTACCCATGCCTCGGCATCCGTATCCGTAGGTGTTGTGGCGACTGCTTCTAGAGCGATGGGGGCGAACCGGAGTTCATCTGTCATCGCCGGGGTGCTTGTGTCAGCCACCAAAAGCTGGGGGCGAATTTTATCCTCGGCGGTCTCCGTTGGCATTTTGGCGGCAGCCACAAGGATTTTAGGCGCACCACGAAGCGCCGCCGTCTCCGTAGGGGTCGCTGTCTCAGCATCGGTGAGTTGGGGTAAGGTCATATCATCGTCCGTAATCGTAGGCATCGTCACCACCGCCTCCCGCGCCGTCGGCATGATAAGAAGTTCCTCGGTTATTGCGGGCATCGTGGCAACGGCTTCGCGCGTAATCGGTGCGACACGAAGCTCATCCGTCTATGTCGGCGTCGTGGCTACCGCAACCAGAGCGCTTTCGGCTACCAGGAGCGCGGTGGTCTCGGTGGGAGCACACGTATCTGCCGCTGGGAGATGGGGGAGGGTTGTATCGGCGGCAACATCTGTCGGTGTTCTGGTTTCGGCAATAGGCGTTTTCGGCTGGCTTGCCTTGTCAAGTGTCAGGGTGGGCGTAGCTGTAACCGCTTCTCGGATAGCCAGTGTTGCGAGGTCGGCCTCCGTCAGTGTCGGTGTCGTGGCTACCGCATCAAGGATTGCGGGCATGATAAAAAGTGCCTCAGTCAGTATAGGAGCACTCGTTTCCGTCACAAGGATAGCCGGAGTATCTCGCTCAGCGTCGGTCATTATCGGGATAGTAGCTAATGCCTCTCGCATTATGGGTACTACCTGCTCGGCTTCGGTGCAAGTCGGGGCGGTCGCCACCGCCTCCCGTCTAGCCGGGGTAATCAGGTCTGCCAGCGTCGCCGTAGGTATACTGACAAGCGCTGTACGTGCTGTTACAACTACAAGGGCGGCGAGCGTGATAATCGGGATTGCCGCCACTGCTTCAAGGGCTGTGGGCGCTGCCAGGGCTTCATCCGTAATCGTCGGCGTGGTAGCAACTGCGAGCCGGGCCATAGCCATAACGAGAAGCGCCTCGGTCTCGGTGGGAGTTGTCGCATCGGCCACCCCGAATATCGGTAGGCTTGTCATTTCGTCCGTCTTGGTGGGCGTGGTCTCTACGGCGTCCAAAGCAATCGGCATAGTCCGGTCAGCCGCAACCAGCGTTGGCGCCGCCGTGAGTGCCTTCCGGGCTATTGGAATAACAAGAAGCTCGGCGGTTTCAGTGGGGATAGTCGCTACAGCGTCAAGATTGATGGCGGCTATACGCTCGGCATCTGTATCTATCGGCGTGACAACTGAATTTCCGATGGCACAGATTATTATAGGCGGTTTGCCTGGTTACCAGACCCTCAAAAATGGAACAGTCTATTATTCTCTAAGGGCGGGGCTTCCCCCGGCTGAGTTCGGTGGTGCCGCCCAGGTTATTTGCTCGCCGGGGCAGCTTGGCTCTTTCTATGTCCGCCTTAGTGCTGCTCCCGGAGAAGGCTCATCTTATACCTTCACGATACAATTAAACGGAGTTGATACTGACATAACTTGCACAGTCTCAGATAGTGATACCACGGCCAGCGATTTAGTTCACACGGCCTTGGTCGAAGCGGGGGATTTGGTAGCCGTTAAAGAGGTATCATCCGGGACTCCTGCCGGTGGTTCGCCAACATATACCTGCAAGTTTACGGGAGTCAACTCTTACGATAGCCTTCTACTTGGGAACTGCGGCGGATGCACGCACTTATATGCTACAAGGTATAATGCCCTGCTTCCTGTTGACCTTTACGCTTGGACCGATGACGAAACGGCTCGGTATCAAATATGTCCAACAACGGGAACAATAAGGAATTTTCGCGTTAACGCAGGTTCGGCTGCAACAGGAGACCCTACCGCTGGTTTTAGGATTACATTGAGGAAAAACCTTGAAGATACTGCTATAACTGTTGATTTGATGTGTGGGGAGACCATAGTAAACGACCTTGAGCATGAAGTCTCCGTAAGCGCTGGTGATAAGCTCAGTCTAAAGATGGAGAGGTTAAACTCTCCCACGTCGGCCACAGGAAGGATACGCTTTGGTTTTACATTTACATCCGACATTCCAGGAGAGTGCATCGCACTTGGAAATACTATAAGCTCACTGGAGACATCTTCCATAGCCTATCACTCCTTTGAGTGTGACGCTACGGTGCCGTGGTATTTTGCGGAGTATAATGCTTACCAGCTTGCCCAGTCGTGCCGATTCAAGAAGCTCTACGTAGAACTGAATGATGCCCCCGGTTCTGGCAAGTCCTACACCTTCCAGTCACGGATTAGCGGCGCTACCGGCAACTTATCGGTGGTAATTGACGGGGCAAACAAAACGGGAAACGACACCAATAACATCGATACAGTCGGCGACGGTGTAGTGGTTGACCTGATGTGTACTCCATCTGGTTCGCCTGCAAGTACGAAAGCTCACTGGGGAATGGTTGTATCATCTCCATACACAGGGATAATAATTAATATCGTGCGCTCCGCCAGCACAATAGTCGGAGTTCTGGTGTCAGCATCAAGAGCCATCGGTATAATCCGCTCAGCCAGCGTGGCCGCAGGCATAGTTGCTACGGCCTCCAGGACGTTATCTGCTTTGCGGTCAGCATCCGTCTCGGTGGGCGTGGCGGTCTCTGCGTCAAGGGCGATTGCCGTTGCGAGGTCGGCGGCGGTATCGGTGGGAGTGGTTGTTAGCGCCGTAAGGACATTCGGAGCGGTACGCAGTTCCTCCGTGATAGTCGGAGTAGTAGCAACTGCCAGTCGTACTTTCGGGGCTTTGCGCTCGGCCAGTGTTTCTGTCGGTGCGGTGGCGACGGCCTCCCGCACTATGGCTGCAATACGTTCTGCCGCCGTAAGTGTCGGCGCGGTAGCATCTGCCACTATCTCCAAGCCAGGCAAGGTTTTCAGGATAGAGACTATTACCAGTCAGTACAGGAAGATAAAGACAATTACTTCTCAATATCGTAAAATAAGGACGAAGTTAAGTAAGCAATAAGGAGAGGATATGAAAAAGTTTAAGAATGTGGTGTTCAGGGACAGGAAAGGGCAGCCCATCCCCTTCTCAATGGACGGCGTGGAGAGCGAGCTTAATACCTGGGCCGTTTTCTTTATCTTCGCCCGCGCGACGCCGACCGATACGATGGAAAATGCCAGGCAGTCCCGGCTTCTGCTGGAAGCACTGGAAAAGCAGGACAAGGCCGACATCATTGAGATTGAGGACAGCACCCACGACTGGCTGAAAGACAAGGCCGGGCCGGTCTGCGCAAGGGCATGGCGGGACAATGCCGAGCCAATCTGGGAGTTCATCAAAGAAGGCTTTATTAAACCGAAGCAGCCGAAGGAGTAAATCATGGCTATTGAGGTAATTACCGAGTTCATAGCCGGCGGAACAGTCAAAGCTACGGCCTATATCTACGATGAGGACGACGAGCTTGACGACCCGGATGCGGTGGTTATTACCATCACAGACGCCGATGGGGACGACCAAGTTGACGAGGCGGTCATGACTAAGGACTCCACCGGCATTTACACCTACTACTACAATACGTCCTCCTCCTCGGCCACCGGCCCATGGAGCGTTCTGGTAAAGGCCACCGACGGGGTGGGGGATGGCGCAAAGGTAAGTCACGGCACGGCTTCGTTCACGGTAGTTTAAGATGAGAGACATTCATGCCAACCTGACGGCGGAGCAGATTAAGGCAAGCTATGAGCCTGTCTACAAAGCCGTTTTTTCTAAGGCCGGAGAGGATAGTGTCACCTTTGACCAGGATGACACCATTAAGGTAAATCACCCCGAGCAGCCTTGGAGCAACAAAATCACCATCCGCATCCACAACGGCGACAAGCATTTTGAGAGCAACGACTACAAGGGCTGGATCCTCACGATGTACTACGGGGCGGACATATCCGGCGACACCTTGCGATACTCCTATTCCGCCCCGCTCCGCATAATCTCGCAGGAGACCATCAGCTCCACCAGCGAGCCTTACGTTGAAATCGAGGCCATCGGTGCCTTTGATATCATGGGCCTCGACGGCGCCAGCGACAGCTACGTTCCTGACGAGGACGATGCGAACACCATCAAAGACCTCTTGACCGCCATCGCCGGGGCCACGCTGGGTTGCTTCAATCACTGCATCGCCTTTACGGTCATCTACGACAGCGAGGATGGCATCATCGACAGCTATCAGCCCAAAGACAGTTTCCGCATCTACCAGAACGGTAGCCGTTTGGCCGCTTTCAGGAGATTGCTCGACCCGACCGGATGCGTGGCCCGTTTAGAGGAGGACGGCAACATCCACGTTTTTGTGCCGGTAACTTCCGGCGACAGCTACAATATGGAGTTCAAGCTGGACAATGACGACTACCCGAATTTCTACGCCAAAGCCTACCGCACCAGGGTCGTCATTCCGAATTATGTTGTAGTTGAAAGCCAGCCCGACGATGACCCGCAGTATTCCGGCTATGCCACCGATGCGAGCTACGAGGACTTGGAAATCAGGGAGTACCACCGGGCCAGGTTGCAGAGTAACGACGAGGCGACGGCGATGGCTGAGAGCCTCCTGTCCAAGTACCAGCTTCATGCCCAGAACGGCATGGGTTACACCCCGCTCATAACCAACCTTGAAGTATTTGACTACGTGAAGATTACCGACAATCGCATGGATTCAAATGCCATCGGCAATATAGGCTCGCTTGAGAGGGTAATCGACACAGAGGAAGGCGAGTATACCATCAAGTTCCAGTTCGGCGCATGGCTTTCCCTGCGCAAGACCCTGCGTGACCTTGAAAATACGACCGACCTCGGCAACTACTTCGGCAGATTGTGGGTGAAAGACCTATACGCCGAGAATATCAACGCCGACAATATTGATATGGTCTGGATAGACCCGGACGGCAACGTCGACCTCAGCCAGATTGGGGACGACCTCGACAACCTGGCAGATGGCGAGGTCTATGCGCGGGTCAAGGCCGTCCATCTCGATGCTGGTCAAATCAAGCTGGACGATGCCATCTATTACGCCTCCGGCTACGACCCCACCGACAAGTTCGACCTGGGCGATAACACGCTTGACGATGTGCCGGAGGGTACGACTTACAAGCGGGTGCTTTCAACGCAGATTTCGGCGGGCAAAATATTACTCTCCGACCAGATGGAGTTCTCCGCCGGCTACAATCCGAGCGAGAAAAGGCGGGTCTTTACATCCGAGCCGACGACGCCCTATGACATCGGAGACCTCTGGGTGGATGCGACAACCACCAACAAACTCTGCACGACAGGGCGAGCGAGCGGAGATTATAATGCCGGCGACTGGACGGCCGTAAACCTCGACAGTATCGTCAATGGCGATACCTATGCGAAGGTTCTGGCGACGGACATATCGGCAGGCCACATCCTCCTATCCAGTGCCACCCAAATTTCGGGTGAGTGGTATGACGAAAGCGGAGTATCAATCAGCGCAAGTTATGGCGTCCAGATTTACGGCTCAAACACTGCCTTCACCACCAGGGCCAGCAAGGGCGGCGCAATTCAGTGTTACGTCGGTTCCGATGGTTCTTTCTACGCCGGCGGTGGTGCGGTTTTTCTCAATTCACAGGGCCTTCACATTCAAGGTCAAGAGTGTTTTATCAAAGATTATCTCGGGATAGTGCGCGGCTATATTTTTGCCAACGTGGATGAGTATGTAATCAGTTCGTCAAATACAAAAATCAGATTTTTAGCGTACGGTGGTAATATTCAGCTTGATGTTAACAACAACCATGACCTGATTGCCAATGTTACCGGCGGTGTCAGCTTGAAGGCGGGCGGTGCGGCCAATGCCGCCGTGAATGGCTACATGGATTTGCAGGCCACATACGACATCGACCTGAACGCCGGGGATGAAATAAATCTACTTGCGACCAACTATGTAAATGTGGGGGGTGACGGTATGCTGCCGGTTTCCACTAATACGAGGAGACTGGGTAGTTCCTCAAAAGCCTGGGTCGCAATATATGGATTCCGCATCTATGCCGAGGACGGCGCAATCCATGATTACCATGCCTATGATGACCTCTCTATCCTGCGGCGGCTAAAGACAAGACAAAACAAGGACGGCAGGGATGTTATTGACGGCGACTCGCTACCTGATGATATGATGGTGAGAGACAGCGAAAGCGGTCAGTCATTCGTAAGCATAGCCGCCTTGCAAGGTTATGGCCTCGGTGTATCCAGGGCGCTCTTGAATAAGATTGAGGCGCTGGAGGCCGAGGTAGTAGATTTGAGGAAGAAGATGGAGGCATTGAAAAATTAGGAGGTTGGGCCGGTGCCTGATGGTGAAGATTGCCTGACAGAGATTGCATTTGAACGCAACATCGGGAAGATGGGCGACCGTGAACTCTTAGAATTTACGGCGCGACAGGGCTTTAGTGTGCGCAAAGAGATGAAGGCCATGACTGATGATATAGCCAATAACAAAAAGAGGTCATGGACGAACCGAGTGATACTACTCTTGCTTATCACGTCCCTTGCCATTACCGGCATCCTTGATGCGGCATCGGTAATACATTTCTTGTAGGAGCCTGAATTATGTGTAACGTAACAGAATTGACAAATGCCCGCCGGAAAATAAAGGAGCCGTTGGCGTAGTAGCCGCGATACTCTAAGGAGGGAACAGTATGTTTGAAATCTGGCCGGGCGACATTTTCGCAACAAAGGGGAAAGGCATCTGGGGCTGGGCATCCCGTAATTTAACCAAGTCTCCGAGCGGCAGGCATACTGACCGCTACCACTTCGGCATTATCGGGCATCCCGTATTTGAAGACGGCAAGTTCGTAGATTTCGAGACGCGGGAATCTCTGGATAAGGGGCCGAGCTGCGCCCGCTTTTTCGCCGAGTATGCCGAGGACGATATCGAGTTCTACCGCGCGCCGGATATCACTGAGAAAATAGGACTAAGCGCTGTGCTCTATACATCTGAAATAGGGCGTAAGGATTACGGATACATTGACTTCCTGTATTTAATCGCTGATGCCGTAAGATTGATGCTTCATTTCAAATTCCCGCCGTATACCTCCCAGGACTTGAGGTATTCGGCCAATGACAAGTATCTCTGCACTGAGGAGGCTGCCTACGCCATGAAGCGAATCAAGAGGCCGATTGAGCCCCCTGGCCAGGAGGAGATATGGGACATCCCTACCGTCTATCTGCAGGCTATCGAGGATGGCCGCCTGGTGTTACTCAAACATTTCAGAGGGGGACAGCTCAAGAGGCTTCATCGGCATCTGGTTTCAGGCTCGCAATGAAAAGCCCAAAGCCAAAAAGTAAACAGATAAATTATTCCGAAATAAATTTCCTTTCCTACCCACCTAACCTCCTATGAGACCCTCGCTCTTTACGGGCGGGGGATTTTCTTTATGAAAATTTAACATTGAAAGGGGTTGACAAACATTCTAAGAAGTTCTAGTATATAAGTGCTATGACTGCCGACGAGATTAAGGAACTGCGACTAAGCCTCAACATGAGCCAGCAAGGATTTGCAGAGGAGCTCGGCTGCGAGTATCATGCCGTGATGCGATGGGAGAGGGGAATAAGTCGGCCAAGCCCGCTTTCGTTAAAGGCTCTTGAAAACTTGAGGCTGAAACATCTGGGCAGACTGGCGCCACAGGCCGCAGATTAGCTGTAACAGCGCCAGAGATGCGATATAAATGGCAAACTACAGACCGAGCAATACGACCATGCCGAGGGCAATCAGGTTGCCCAATGATATTGACGCAATATTGCGGGAGAGGGTGAGAAAAAGTAAGGGCCGGTGGCAGAACGTCCCGGATTATATCAAGGACAAGATAGTCACCGATGCTTTAAGGAAAAGGTAAAGGAGCGACAAATGACAACCGAAAACGAGACCAAGAAGAAAAACCCCGATTACTCCGCAACCGCCGTAAACCTCAGCAACCCGCCCCAGGTCAAGGAGGCGCTCGACAAACTCCACGAGATACAGGGCACCATCGCCATGTTGGAGAAGCAACAGCGCCAGCTTAACCCCGGCCTCGCCGCCGACCTCGACGCGCTCAAGGTATCCGAGGGCGAGAAGGTGACGGCCATCCGCAACCTCATTGACCACTTCGGCAGCTATCAGGACACAGAAAAGGGCGAGTATGCGCTGGTCTACGTGAGAAGGACGGCCCAGTACAATGCCTATGCCTTCGAGGCCCGCTATCCCGACCATGCCAAAATCGTCATCGTCAAGCAGGTCAATGCCGAGGCCATCAAGGGGCTGGTCAAAGGCAAACTCTTATCCCAGGATGAGCTTGAGAGAGCCAATGCCGACGGCCCGGCGGTCATCACCTATGCCGAGCGCAAAGTGCCGGTGATTGTGTAGGCTTTCTATGCCAATAGCAAACTATACTACCGAAGTCCCGGCCATGAAAAGTCTCGGAGAGATACAGGGTAATCTCGTGGCTCATGGCGCCAAGTCAATAATGATTGACTACGACGAACATGGCGAACCGAAAGCCCTTTCCTTTCTGATTACCACGCCGAAGGGGGAGTGATGTTAGGAAGATACTACAATGTGGATGGGAAATTACGCTTCCATATCCGGTGGGAATGGCCCTTTATGTCTAAGGAGAAATGCGAGGAAGGCAGAGAGAGGCTGAGATGCAATATAAATCAATTCCACCGGGGGAGAGCCGATTGGGCTAAATCTTCTCTCAAGTTTGACAAGGAAAAGTGCTTCTATCGTGGCAAAGACATAAACGAAATGAGCCGCGAAGAATTACTGATTGCCTTATTGGACACAGCTAAAAGACTGTATAATATGTATAGTCCCCGAGGTGAAATCATAAATATTCTTAATTCCCTTCAAAGGGGGAATGATGTCTGACCGCTTTTACGTTGACAACTACGACGAGCTATCCATCAAAGAGCGCGACAAGCTACGCCTTCAATTTGTCTGCCCCGAGTGCGGCGAGTGGGTCTGCTGGTGGGTGGATGATGACCGAAGGCATTATCTCGCCTGCCACCGCCACCGCACCACTGGCCATGAGGGCGTAGCCAGAGAATACAAGCCGCCTGATGCGCGGCAGCAACAAATGAATGACGGGAGGAAAGAAATAATGAACGAGGAGAATATTCAGCGCAATCGGGCTCTAACTACCAGGGGAATACCACTGACCGGCCAGCTTACGAAGGAGCAGGCCACAAAACTCATCACGACCATCTGGCCGAAGGCCCCGGAGATTGAAGTCTACAAGGCCGCCCTGCTCTGCCGGGACTTCGGCCTGCATCCTCTCCAGAACCATGTTTTCATCATCCCCTTTACCTCGGCCAAAACCGGCAAAACTACCTGGGCGACTGTCATGGGCATCACAGCGACCCGCCTGATAATGTCCCGCTACGGCAGCTTCTCCTATATCGACAACACCCCCCGGATAATGACCGATGAGGAACAGATGCGGACTTTCGGCAAGACGGACAAGGACAACATCGTCGCCATCACCAAGCTGCGCACGAAGGGCGGCATGGAGGCGCCCGGCTACGGCAGGTATCCCAAGACCGGCGGCCACTTCCAAGGCGAGGATAAGGGCAACACGCGCGAGAACATGGCCTTTATCCGCTCCGAGCGCAACGCCTTCAAGCGCCTGTGCCCCGACGCCCAGATGCCGGAGATGGAAGTCGTTGATGACCAATACATGGCGAAGCCGGAGTTGCCGGAGGAGTCTCCGACTGGGCCGGAGGCGGCTAGTGAGGAACCGCCGGAGAGTGAGGAACCGCCGGAGAGTGCGGAGCCGTCTGCCGATGCCGAGGAGGGCGTGGTAGAGGGCGAATTTCAGGAAATTCCGATACCCGGGGAGCCGGAGGAGGAGTCCAAACCTGCCCCCGATAATAAGGAAAAGCCCCGCAACGAGAATAAAATAAGTGCCGCCCAGCTCAAGCACCTGGGCGAACTCTGCGCAAAGGCCAAGTTTACGCCGTCCGACCTGGGCCGGATATGCAACCAGGAGGAGGGCTGGCGTATCCAGAAGCTTGACGACCTCAAGGTATGGCAGTACGAGCATCTCTGCAAGAAGATTAACGAGGAGAATTGAAGGAGGGGAAAATGGCGGAAACCAATGTACCACCGATAACATCAGAAGATAAAACAGTCTCGTTCAAGGAAGTAGAACTGACTTGGAAGGGCCGTAACATCTTTTCCATGACAGTGAGAGACGGCGAACTACTCTTTGACTCCTACTCTGCGGCTGATTTCTTTCTCAATATGGATATTGACCCGGAGGCGGCGCATAGTTTCATTGATGCGATAATAAAGGCTAAAGAGAAAACAAAGCCGGTGGGGAAATGACTCATCATCTTGAAGGCTGCGGCAGTAAGACGGTGGCCGGAAAGGGAGGGCGACATGGACACTAGCGAAACTTATATCAAGATGAGATTAGCTGCAATACCTTATTTAGGTAGGGGTGTTAATAGTCCCAGAAGCGTAGGGCATGAACTTAATTGGCTCACAGATTCCCACGAGGGGGTATTTATAGATACTAATGGGAACTTTTTTGTTGCTACTAAGGAAGGTGCTGTCCAATTAGAACGCCAAGACCAGCTACAGGGGATGCTAGGCTGGCATAGAAATCCTCTTGGCTATATTGAGCCTCTTTATCGCTACATCACTATGGGTGAGGAACTGGGAGAGCAGATGCTAGGCGAATCAATGGAACAACTCTGGCTGTCCTTCTATATGCACGAAAAACACGGCAAGAAGTGGGACGGCGAAAGGTGGATTGATGCCTAAGAGATGGATTTCCGAAAGCATCTGTGACTCGCCGAACTTCAACATACTATCCGCCGAGGCGGAGGTACACTGGGGTAGATGCCTTGTGCTGACTGATGATTATGGATGTTACCAGAGCACTTTGTCATTTCTCAAGGGGCACGCCTACCCCCTCAAGGAGGTAACGTCAAGAGACATCCTGGCTCGGCAGGTCGAGCTATTGAAGGCTGGCATAATACTATCTTGGACTGCCGACGATGGCCGCGACTTCTCGGTTTTTGCGGCCTTCCCACGATTTAATTACCCCCAAGCTCGCCATGCCAGGAAAACCCCCAAGCCGCCGCAGAACATCATCGACGAATTACTGCGTGAGAAGCCTGAACTATGGGCCGATGATGGTTCGCCATTATCCAAGCGCGAGCAAGAGGAGAAGGCGGCAAAGGGCGTCAAAGCAAAACCGAAAGCTCGGCCCAGTGAGAAAACTGAATTTGACAAGTCAACCATTATGGACCCAGTTTATGGTAGTATGGTCAAGGCCTACGAAGATAACATCGGTATGCTAACGCCGATGCTGGCCGAGCGCATCAAGAAGGCGAGGGACGAATACCCCGAAGGATGGTTCGCAAAGGCCGTTCAAGAAGCTGTTACACACAATAAGCGCAATCTCAGCTACGTTGAGAAGATACTTGAGAGATGGAAGGTCGAGGGTATGGACCCTGGCAAGGCGTGGGAGAAGGGCCGCACTCTGAAATATCAAGATTAAGTTTTCTGGTAACTATCCCATGACATACAGTATCCGTATACTGTGAGGATTAAATGATGAATAAATGCGGCGACAATAATATGCACTGGTATCAAGATGGAGATACCTGCGTTTGCGGGCAAATTCCTGTCGAGATATTTTTCTCTAAAACCTGCACCTGCGGAGCGTCACGATTTGGTGGTCGAAATCCTATTCACAGCCTCGATTGTCCTTATATTGCATGGGCTCAAAAGAGGAATCGGTGGATTAGTGAACACCCAAATATTTCACCACCAATAGATAGAATCAGAGCGAAGGCGAGCCAATATTACAAAGAATGGATGCAAGTCTAACTGCACAGTAGAGTAATACTGTAGATGAAGGGATACTTACGAATAAATTAGCGAGTATTCCTACAGGAAAGAAAGTGGATAGTATAAAGTTACCGCCCAGCGATAGTGATGCCGAGGAAGCGGTCATCGGCTCCCTCTTGATTGACGGCGAGTCTATCAATTCCCTGCGAGATTTAGCTGCCGACGATTTCTATTACGAGCCGAACAGATGGCTATTCTTGGCCGCATTGTCCCTGAAAGAAAAAGGCGTTTCCATTAACCAGGTGACGCTTGCCAGGGAACTCTCCGAGCAGGATAGACTGGAGGCCTGCGGCGGCGCCGCCCGGTTGAGCTATTTGGTTTCAATCTGCCCCACTTCTCTCGACATCGGACACTATGCTGGCATCGTCCATCGCTTATCACTTTATCGGCAGTTAATCGCGGCTGGAGACCTCATAGCTTCGATAGGGTATGATGGCAAATCAGATATCGGCGAGAGTCTGGAGAGGGCCGACAGTCTTATTCTTTCCCTACGGCAGAATGTTGGCGGAACTCACATCATCACCCCCCGGCAGCGCATGGACAGGGCGATGGACAGATACATCTTGCTCCACGAGAAAGAGGCCGGGGTGGCTATCTCCACTGGCATAAAAGACCTTGATAAAAAGCTGGGCGGCGGTTTGTACTCCGGCGAAGTTACAATACTAGCCGGTCGCACCAGCATGGGCAAGACGGCCATGCTTCAATGTATCGCCAATAATGTTTCCCTCTCAATGCCGGTGCTTTTCTGCTCGGGCGAGATGAGCATTGACTCGTTAATAGATAGAGACATGGCCGGCCTCGCTGGCATGAGTGTCGATGATATACGGCTCGGCGGCTACGACGAGGAGACATTTACTCAGATACTGGCAAAGATACCCGAGATGGAACAGAACCAGGTATATCACATGGAGTCCGGGCGTGGCTTTTATTTGACTACCAGTAGTATATACCAACTAGGGTATGAGCTTAAAATTAGACAGGGGCTAGGCCTCATCGTCGTTGATTACCTCGGTCTTATGGCTGATACGAAGGGGCAGAACGAAAACGAGAGGCTGGGTCACATTACCAGGAAGTTGAAGCAGATAGCAAAAGAGCTTGAAGTACCTTTGCTGGTGGCCCACCAGCTCAATCGCTCTCTTGAGGCAAGGCAGGACAAGCGGCCGCAACTCTACGACCTGCGCGAGAGCGGGCATATCGAGGAAGATGCCGACGATGTGCTTTTCATCTACCGAGAGAATTACTACAACAAGGACACGACGAATAACGCGACCGAGATACTGATTGCCAAGCACCGCCAGGACGGCTCAAAGGCCGGTAAGAAGGTGCCCCTCCATTGGGATGCTAAGGCGCAGACCTATCGCGGCATGGCGAAGGAGGAAGTAATCAATGGATAGGGGTAAGGTGGGAGAATGAAAATCATCGGGATTGACCCAGGTGTGTCCGGCGCTATTGCCATACTTGACGAGGGGGCGCGCCTGATTGAAGTATTTGATATGCCGGTCATGCCGGCTACCAAGAAGCGCCAGCAGGTGAACGGGGCTGAGGTGGCGAGACTTTTAAGAAACGAATTTGCCAGAGCAGAAAACTTCGAGGTCGTCGCTGCCATTCTTGAAAACGTCCATACCATGCCGCAGCAGGGCGTGGCGTCCAGCGGGGCTTTCATGGAGGGCGTCGGTGTAATCAAGGGCGTCCTGGCCGCGCTGGGCATCCCTTACGAGCTAATATCCCCCGGCGTATGGAAGCGGCGGGCTGGACTTATCGGCAAAAACAAGGATGCATCACGGACACTGGCGCAGCAGCTTTACCCGCAAGTCCCGCTCGGTCGCAAGAAGGACGTGGGCCGGGCCGAGGCAATATTGATTGCCAGATACGGAGGAGAGCCATGCCAGAGATAATAATGACCAAGCCGGATGATATAACCAAGCTGGCAGGATGGCAGATTGTTGATGCCCAAGTCATCAGGCCGAATACATCCGAGCTGCCATTTATTCGCATGAAGATAGCCCATCCCTTTGCTCAGAGGGAAGTCAACCTTGACATCAAGGCGACTGTTAAAATGACGGTTGAAGCCTTGAACATCAAGGTGCGGCCAGACCTGCGAATTGAGGCGACCGACGTTGAGGGGTAAAAAGGGGAGAGGATTTGCCTACACTGGCAAGACGCATAAAGACCAGAGAAAACATCGTAGGGAGGTCGCAGGAACGCCGAGAGGCTTAGCAGAACATAAGAAGCGAGACAGGCGGCGCGGGCGCTGTAACAGCGAATACGAGGAGGCTGAGTATGAATAGAACGACAATCCCCTGGGTCAAGAACCCCGGCGGCAATCCGTGAAAAAACCCGTAAACTAGGCTATTCATTAAAGGTGCGCGATGGCTGGTATACCGCCATGGAATGCAGCGCCATTTTGGGCGTTTCGAGACAGACCACAGTCAAATGGATAGAATCCGGCGAGCTCCAGGCGCGGCCTCGAAATGGCAACAAGCCCAAACACGGCCGGGGCCAGGCCACCTGGCGCATCGAAGAGAAAGACCTCGCGCGGTTCATCCGCGCCCACGCCAGCGAGCTCACCGGCCGCAACGTCGACCTCTTCACCATCGTCGAGCTCCTCGCCGGCAACCTCACCCCCCTCCCACCCGGCGAGAATAAAAAATGAGAGGCGAGAATAAAAAATGAGAAATAATTTAGTATTAGATGTTCCGCCAGGTATCGGCCTTTTTGGTATGGCTTTTGAGCTTGAGAGATATTGTGTAGTGAACGGGCCTGACCTATTGTGGGGCAAGGATATGCGGGACTTTCACCCGCCGGCCGGCGTATTTGAAGGAATAATAGGTGGGCCGCCATGTATCGGTGAATCACTCTTGGCGCACCTTAACGGTGACCCTAATATTACCCTGGCCGATGAGTGGGAACGTATCATTGATGAGGCACAACCTGATTGGTTT